TTAAAATAATTTCCTTGATAAATATACCATCTATTAAGTTATTGATTGTTAATATAAGTATCCTATTTATACAAAAGTACAAAATATGCAGATGTTGCAAATCTAAGCAAATAGTTACATTATATAAGATATAACTATTTTGATTGCCAATGCTATTTGTATTTGTATTTGTAACAGGCAAAAAAAAGTCCCCTGACTAAAGAGGACTTAAAATAGTGAAAGCAAAAGGGTTTGAAATTGCATCACATGATCAATTATATCCAATCATAGATGCTCTTGCAATCTCTAAACCTATTTAATTTTAAACAACTAAGGGAAGGGTTAAGCATGTCAATGTCTGCATCCGAAAAAAGAGCCAATCTAGCCAGCCAAATAGAGAAATTCATATTTTCAATTAATGTGAACGAAGCATCAGCAATCGTTCTGGGTCTGTCGATCAACGAAGCTGTATTGTTATCCTACATAGCCAACGACACAGGCTGGGCTGATCACTACGAGAAAGATGGAATCTACAGAAAACTCTACGCTAAAAAGATTGCACAAGAGTTACCACGGTATTTTTCATCGGCAAAGACAGTACAAAACATAATCATTGGACTTGTCAGAGACGGACTCCTAATGCGGGTTACCATAAATAACAATACACCTTATTACAGAGTCCCATTTAAGATTTGGAACATGCTGAAATACGCAGATGAACTTATTATTCAGGAGGCAAAAATTATACTCCTGTCGGAAGGAAAAGCCGTGAAAAATGACGAGGGGGGGTTCCCAAAATTGGGAGGGGGGGTTCCCAAAATAGGGAAACAATGAATATAACAATAATGAATGTAACAATAATGAAAAAGAAAAAAGAAAAAAGAAAAAAGAAAAAAAACAAAAACCTCCCTTCGGTCGTGATTTTTCTGATGCAGATGTTTTGGAAAATGGAATAGGAAAAACTGTGCCCAGTAAAACAACTTATGATATAAATAAAAATATTGCCAATGGTGTAAAACAATGCAAAAATAGTGAGCAACTTGAAGTATTTTCAGAAATGACTGAAAAGGCTAAGGGGATTTTTGTTAATCCCGAGACAGCAGTAAACAGCTTCATTGAAGAAAATCAAAACCTGAGTAATGAAGATCTTCAAGATAAGTGGCATGAAAAACTTATGAAACAAAAAGCCTCAGTGCCGTTCATAAAATTAACTTTTGAGATAATTTGGAAACAGCAGCCTTGGAAAAAAACCGACAAGCAAAGAGCGTTTAAAAAGTTTAACGCTCTTTGCAAAAACAAAAACATTGGAGAAATAAAAAAATTCTCCGATGTCCTGATGAAGGATATGTGGGACAGGCACAATTATGTTAACGGTCGTCCAGGCTCGTGGAAACAAAAGTTTGTCACTTACTTGGATTCTAAAACGTGGGAGGACGAGGATATGCCAACAGTTTTCGAAGATTTTAAAAGAGGTCGCAGTGCTCCGTCAAAATACACCAAGGAAGAGCTAGAAATGAGCATGACGGAGTATGTAAATCATCTTGCTAGCCAAGCCACGCAAAACAGTGAAAACGCCATAGATGTCAATTTTAGAGAGATTTGAGTGTAGTTTAAATGTTAAACGCGACAACAATATCAATCACTACGGACAATGATGGTTTAGAACCATTGGGTTCTTCAAAGCCAAGTCCAAGTCCAAGCAAGTACCAATCATCTATGATTGACGCGACGATGGATAGGCTTTTTAATAGTTTAAAAGCGATAAAACCAGCATGGATGCAAGCATGGCCGACAGATGCTGATGTTGAGTCAGCAAAAGCCATGTGGAAACAGGCTTTTAGAAATGCTGGGATTACCATCAAGATGGTTGATAACGGATTAGCAAAGGCAACACTGGAAAAAAGTGATTTTATTCCATCAGTCGGAAAGTTTATAAGCTGGTGTGAACCAGACTATGGTTTGCCTAGCGAAGAAGATGCGTGGAAAGAAGCCAGATACCAGGCTTCTATGCAAAAACCAGAATATTCACATGAGGCAATAAGATATGCCGTTAATGAGACGGATAAATTTTTTATTGCTTCTCAACCTGAAAATCAAACGAAACCCGTATTCTTACGGGAATATCGCCGCGTAGCAAAATTAATAAAAGATGGATTTGACCCAAGGTTAAAAAAAATAGCGCAACAAGAGCCAAGCCCTTATGCGTTAATAGTATTTGATGAAATTAAAAGAACAGGTTCTGCAAATGAGTTTATTGCGGAAATGGCAGATCAGGGCGTAGAAATAATAATTAACCCATCTGATGATGGAAAGATTCGGCTTTCCGATATATCTGTAGTAAATCATATCAACGGGGGAAGGTTTAAGAGTATCAGTGACATTATGGAAGAGATAAACAAATAGTGCGTAAGGTAGCCCATAAAAAAATAAGACCAAATAACAAAGTGGTTCCTGAAAAAGCATGTTTTTCATGCGGAAAAAAATTAATGAAATATCCAAAATTCAAAGGCAACCTATCAGTATTAATGACTTTTAATATGGAAAAATGTGATATATGCGGAAAATATAAAGCAGTCACGGGCGTTTATAATTTTGAGCCTCTTAGAAGGAGTGAGTTATGAGTAGAAGATGGACAGAAAAAGATCTTCTAAATCTCAAAAAAAGGGGGGAGAAAGCCAGCATTCCTGTAAACAAGTCAAAGTTCAGGTTTCATATTGGGATTGACCCGGGTAAAAAAACGGGTTTTGCTGTTTATGATAAAACAGAAAAGAAACTCATAATGCTTGAGACTTTAGACTTCTGGATGGCCTACTCAAAAGCTCAGGCATTTTCAAAAGACTCAACCAGAATAGTGGTTGAAGTGCCAAAGACAAAAGCCAATTGGCAAGAAGACAAAAGCACCACGACATCGGTAAATATTGGTGGAGTGATAAGAGAAGCCAAGCTTTTGGCAGAAGGGCTTAAAAGACTTGGGTTTCATGTGGAAACACAGCATCCACAGGGAAAAGTAGATGACGTTTTTTTTGAAAAAGTCACGGGACACAAGGGCAGAACGAACGAGCATGTTCGTGATGCTGCTCTTCTGGTTTATATGGGGTAAAAATGACGACTCAGTTTAACTCAGGAGCGATATTAAGTCGTTTCCCAGGAAAATATTCTTCTTAAAAACACATAAAGAGTACAAACCAATGTATCCAGAAGATTTAGAAAAAGAGGAGAAAAGTTAGATGACTAACGAAGAAAAAAGAGATATTGCTGCAAAATTCTTGTCTGATAGTGGTTTGTTATGTTGCGATAGAGTATGGGAAGCCTGGTCTGTAGGAACTATGACGGAAGAAGATTTTCATAATGCCTCTTACGATGATGAAGTCATAGATGACTTAGTTGCTGTATTTGATTTGGTTGCTGGTAATAGAAAGGTATAATTAATGGTGCATGAGCTAAAAACCCTGCCAGTTTATTTTGAGGCTGTTTTACGAGGCGAAAAGAGCTTTGAAATTAGAGATAACTCTGACAGAGGGTTTCAGAAAGGTGATACGGTTATATTGAGAGAATACGATCCTGTTAGACCAACTCTACCTTCACTAAGAAGACAAATTACAGTTGAAATAACATATGTAACCAATTTTAAGCAAAAAGATGACTATGTGGTTTTTGGATTTAAAATCCTAGATAAATAAACATCACACGTTAAGGCTTTCTGTTTGATTAGGAAATCTGTCAAAGGTTTACCTACAAAACACAAACATAATTAACCCAATTTGATATTTGTTACTGGCAAATCAGGGTTGATTATGACGATTCTAAAAACAATCACCAAATCAGGTGATTATGGAAGAATATCCCTTCATGGAAAAAACAGGAATGAAGATATTGGGCTATTTATTGATATAAGGAAAGACCAAACAGTAACAATTAAATCCGTTGATATTGATAACACATTCGTCCCTCTTTTAAAGCGAGGTAGAGGGAAATTATTTATTGGGGATGTGCAAGTTACTCGATTTGGAGGGGATGGGTTTAACCCTTTGGGTTCCAATATTTGCCTTGATAAGTTTTATTCCAGAGAAAATACGCCTACCAGACCTTATAAATCCCTTTTTATGTTCATGGGAGAAAGCATAGAGCAATGCCTGGAACGACATGAAATTAATGTTTTTGACCCATTATTGCTAAAACCACTTGAGCTACCAACAAAAGGTAAATTTGTAATACCAGGCTATCATCAGGATGCAATACATGGTTATTTTTTGAAAAGAGGAACTTATAAGTCAGCATCTGAAGATACCCTTAATAATATTACGATTAAAAATATCGATATAGTCATGAAGGGAGCTATGGCACAAGGTATAGCATTTACTGAAGCATGCAAGTATTCCCGTATTTTCCTTGGTACTGAATCATTAAAAATTAGCCTGGATTATTATTATTCTTTAATTGCAACAAATCTTTCTAATTCCAAAATTGGAGGCAAGAAAGTTGATGTTAATAAGCCTGTACGAATTCAGAATCCACCGATAAAAAACTGTCCACACAGAACATACAATGTAGACTTGATTAATATGCAGGGAGAGCATGTTTTCGATGCGGGTGTCTATGGAGAGGGAAGCATCAACTTTATTGGAGGTAATTCCACCACCAAAGATGATGCTTTTTTGTTTTCAGATAAAGAGATGCTTGCAATAAAAGAGATACTTAACTTATGAGTAGCGTCCTAAAGAAACCTGCATGATTTGTAGCTTCTATTCGCCTCTAAAATTACATCCAAGTTAATAAATATTATTGGATAAGAGTGTGAAAAATCTTAGGCTAGGCGATAAAGGGGAAACTGTTAAAACCCTGCAAAGAAGATTGAAAAAAGAAGGGTTCTATACTGGTCCAATTAGCGGTATTTACTCCTATGCAACAGAGAATGCCGTAGAAATGGCGCAATTTGCCTACGGAATCATGGCAGATGGTGTGGCTGGTCCTGTCACATTCGATGCGTTATCTATTATTGATAACAAACATCTTAAGCCAGATATTTCTAATGCAGAATATGATTTTTCATCTATTTCCAATCTGTGGCATAAAAACGTAAGAGACAGTGTGTTAAAACATTTTAATGATGGATTTCGTATCATCTCCCCTTACATTGATAAGGTTCATCTCGCTACAGACATAGAAAAAGCGTTATTTACCGGACAAGCTCGCCAAGAGACAGGACCTCGCTTTAAATTAGAAGAAAACCTTAACTACAGGTGTTCAGCACTGCCAGTTATTTTTAGAGCATACAGAGGCAAACAAGGGAGAATGCTTGCATCAAAACACGGGAGATGCTTTGGTCGAAGCGCAAACCAGAGGACAATTGCTAATACCGCTTATGGAAACAGACAAGATCTTGGAAATATTGAACAAGATGATGGCTGGTTTTTTAAAGGTGCAGGTGTAGGAGGATTAACCGGTAGGAATAACTATAAAAAATACAAAATCTGGCTGAAAAGAAATTTACCTAGTGTTTATAAGAAATACAAAGGTAATCTTATTTTAGAGGAAGGTTTTCACTTAATATCGAACTCTCCGCATGCATTTCTATCGTTTGTGTATTTTTGGCACACAAAGAAATTATATATGGGCGCAAGGTTGGGCATGACGCAAGAAGCATCTAACTATGTTACTGCCAGGGTAAACAAGAGAACAAGGAGTTACAGGGATAGATGGTTTTTCTCTAAAAAGGCTTATAAGTTATTAATTGGAAACCAATAAAACAACTATGGCTATCTTGTAATAAACACCATAAGGAATTATTATATTGAAAATATCGAACTAATTTTTAACAAAAAAAATAATGGGGCTTTATGGCGTTTCCACACCTTTTCGACCAGGAAGTAGCTAGATATAGACTAGCTGTTGCAAGAAAATTAAATAATATTTCTCAAAAAGAAGCATCGAAAATGCTCGGATATGCTAATTCTGGTGCATTATCTAAAATTGAAAATCCACATTTCAAGCCGAAAAGGAAAATAACAATAGAGCTACTATATTGTGCAAGCATTTGTTATGGCGTAAATATAGCATTTTTGACAGGATTAACTGCAAGTTCAGATTTTGACGTTAATACTGGATATCAGGCCGCGATGCTCAGAGGCTTAAAGTTTAATATAGAAACATCGACACAGACTCTGATAAAAGAACTTCAGCTTGTGTCAATGCAAGCAAAACCGATGCTTGACCAAATAATAATTGCGATAGACTTAATAGGGAAAGCCTATCAAAGCTTAGACAAGTTCAAGAAATTAAATCCTGATTTTGACGATATGAGAGGCGGTAACTCTCTATCTGTGAATTTAGAGAAGTTAAAATCATGGTCGGTATCGGAAAACCAAGCCATTAAACGAGCCAAAAAAGCAAAACAGATTGCCGTGATTATGGGTATGGATATGGATAATAAGAATGCATCCTTAATTGATGAAAAAATTGAGGATGTTTTAGGTGATGAATATATTGGTAATGATAAGGGTGCGCAAGAAGCATTTAATTTCCCTGTATAACAAGTAAAAAGAGGTTGGCGTGGGATTAAAAACATTAACACCAGAAGAGGAAATATTTGCTCAAGCTATATTGAGTGAAAGCTCATTATCTAATGCTTATCAAGTGGCTTATGACTGCAAAAGCATGACCTCAAAAGAAGTTAATAAAAAAGCAAATAAGGCAGCAAAAGAAGAACATATAATAAAAAGAATCCAGGAGCTTAGGGAGCTTCAAGAGCTTGAAGAGGAACGCAGCGCAGCAGGACTTACAGAAAAACAGGAAAGGTTTGTTAATGCGTATTTAAAATCAGGTTGTTGGAGTGATGCTTATCGGGAAGCATACAACACTGAAAATATGAAGCCTGCGACAATAAATAGAAGAGCGCACGACCTTTCAAAAAACGGCAAGATTAAGGCAAGAATTTCTAAGCTCAAAATAAGAGCGTTAGAAGAGAACAGGCTAACTCACGAAAAAATAACGCAACGATTAGTTGCCATCGCATTTGGCACAATAAAAAATCTATATGATAAACATGGAAAGTTCATTCATCCCTCAGAGATGAATGAGGAACAGGCAGCAATACTCAAAAAGTATGAGGAAAGCCAAATACTTGGTGATGCAGATACAAAGGCTGTGCTTACCAAGGTTGAAACTAATGACGTTTTAAAGGCGATGGACATGCTGGCTAGGCATGTTGGTTATTATGAAAAAGACCACGAGCAGGCATCTGCAATGACAAAGTCGTGGGATGAGCTTGAGCAGGCGCACCAGGATTTAATGGATGAAATGAGAGCTGATAGAAAACGGCTAGCAGATAGAGGTCTACTCATAGAGAAGGCTCTATCACAAGGTCTTGATATCGAAGATATTGATCAGCTAGCGGTTGAGGATGGCTCTTAAAAACAAGTTATCATTACCTGAGCACCCTGATTATATTCAAGCTGTTAAACGGTATGCGTATAACATAACCAGATTCTCTGTTGAAGTCTTTGGCTATAAGCCCACGCCACACCAATATAACCTGTATAGATCAACTCAGCTTCTAGGCAGTAGAACGAGTGTTTCATCTGGGCACGGAACGGGCAAAACATTCTCATTCGCGCTTATCGCGCTGTGGCATCTATTGTTTTATCAGAAATCGAATACCTTTATAACAGCACCAAAGCTGGACACAGTAAAAGATGGTGTATGGAAGGAGTTTGCTGATCATCATCAGCGCATGAGAAATAATGGTTTCGACTGGTTAGCTGATTTTATTGTGATTGAGGCTAAAAAAGTCTATATCAGAGATTACAAGTTAAACTGGTTTATTATCCCCAAAACGGCTCCTAAAGGTTCTCCTGAAAACATGGCAGGTACACACAGGGAAAGTCTTTTATGGATAGCAGATGAAGCCTCTGGAATACCAAGAGCTAATTTTGAGGTTATTGGAGGCTCTCTTACAGAGGGTGAAAGAAACAGGTTTCTCATCGCATCGCAACCAACTTTATGATACTCATCATAAATTCAGTGTTAAAAATGGAGGGGTTTGGGTTTCTCTGGTATTTAACTCAGAGGAATCGCCCAGGGTATCCAATGAGTTCCTAAGAGAGAAAATACTGGAATACGGTGGAAGAAACTCACCTGAGTACAGTATAAAGGTTCTCGGAAGATTCCCCGATAAAGCAGAAGGTTATCTGCTAGGTCGTGCGGAAATAGAAAACGCTTTTACTGAAAGCTGCATCGATGATAAAGATCAATGGGGGTGGTTGTTATCAAGCGATATTGGTGGAGGCAATTACCGAGATGATAGTACTCTGGTCAGAGCAATGGTGGTCGGTAATGGTGACTACGAATACTCAGAAGATGGAGAGACAAGAGAGGCACGAAGAGTTCATGTAACATCAGTACCTCTCTGCACAAACACTGAAAATCCCGTGCAATTTTCAGGTGCTATCTACCAGTACATGATAGAGGAATCACTGATCGATGATCATATACTGATTGATAGGGGTGGAGGGGGAGATACTGTTTGTTATAACCTTGAAAAGAAAGGGGTTCCTATGGTCACGCCTGTTATTTGGGGCAAACCATGCTTTAAGAACAAATCAAAAGAAAGATTCAGAAACCAGAGAGCGCAATGTAACTCATCAGCTGCAAGAGCATTAAGAGAGGGTCGCCTGACATTTGATGAGTCAATCCCACAAGATATTGTTACAAAGATAATAGATCAGGGGTCACGTATCCCTTTTTTCTTTGATGAATATCAGCGCATTCAAATAAAAAGCAAAAAGGACATGGCTGAAGATGGTCTGCCATCTCCTGATATTTGGGATTCTATCGCTCAACTTTTCCTTGAGGGGGCTTTTTATACACCAAACAGCAGAAGAGTGGGAGATTTTGATCAGGAGAAGCAAGAAAAGATAAACAAGATGTTGAATGAGGCTGATGATGCTTTTAGTGACGCATAAAAAAGACCTCAATTGAGGTCTTTTTTATTAAGTGTTTGAGTTAAAGTAATCAATCAATATAAGAGCAATGAACAACGGTTCCAGTTTCCTTACAGCTTAGGTCGCGCTCCCACGTTGCGCCCTGCCAGATTTCATAGTGTGGGTTGTTGCTATCTGGGCGATACAGTTCAATACCGTAAAGTCCGTCTTTTTTTCTTCCACGGTATCCAATATTGTCACCAGGGAAACCTTCAGAGCCTAGATTCGCACTAAATTGTCTTCCATTTATGTAGATAGATGTTGGAAAAATCTGGTTATTTAAATGTTGCTCTGCACCTTTAAAAGATGCTGGCATTGATTTGGAAAAATCTGCGGCATGAGCTGTTGTATATGCTAGTAAAAACATAAGCATAGATCCTAGGAATAGGATAGCTGCTAGAGGTGATATACGTTTCATATTTTTATACTCCAAGTTGTTAGTAGGACTTAAGATATTAACACCGATAACTATATAAATAAATATATAAAAGGCTATTTATGCTAAATAAAAAACAGTTGTTAAGGAAAACCACCTTTAGCTGATTTACTACATCCAAGCATTATTGAAAAATGGCTATCAAACAAGTTGCAATAAGTGGGCAGGACGTTCAAGAAATGGTAACACACCATTTAGATTGCCCTCCAGAGGGGTATCTTGGGTCGCCTTATGGTTCTGATATTAGGGCAATGTTACAAACACCTGATGCCAGTAATGCTGGTAATGAGTTTATAGCAAAAATGAGAGAAGATTTGCCTGTTATAGATCTTGTTCCTGATGGTCAAATCAATGTTTATTATCAAGATAGAGGTGTTGATAAACGGCATATTCTTATTGATGTCCAGGGGCAAGTGTTTGTCGCAGGTGGGGAGAACCTTTAGCGTATATGTTCACAAAAGAGGATTTTGAGCGTGTAATCGCATCCACAGTAGACAAGTACCCTGATTTGGCAGTTGCATATCGGGCGGGTGACCCTCGCGCTTTTCAGAACTTGAGTGCAATTGCTCAGATGGCAGCTATGCTATCTCAACAAATTGAGATAGGGCTTAATGAACCATTTGAGAAAGCTAGGGATACGACCGTATTGGCAGATGCAGCATTGAAAGGACTACCGCCTAGGGCGACCCCAGCAGAGTTCAGGGTAAAGTGGGATAACTTTAATGATATCCCCTATCAAGTTGAAGCTGGTAGAAAATTACTCGATTCTTCGGGACGTATTCACGAAGTACTAAAGTCTGTGTTAATTCCACCCAATGGAACGGTTTATGTTGATATTATCCAGCGTGAAAGAAGGGTTATTGAGCATGAGGTTACTGAACCAAAGCCGTTTTACAAGATAGAAATTCCAAAATCAAAAGATGACAAATTCATTAGTGGACTCTATGTGGAAGATGCTAATCACTCATTATTTAATTATCGACCAGATTTCACCAGGATAGAGAAAGATGAGCGCATTTATCACATAGAAACAGATGAGTATCGTCGTTTATTTGTCGTATTCGGCTATGGTGGCGTTATTGGTTATCAACCTGAAAAGGGAGAAATAATTAATATTGTTGTGTTCGAAACTTACGGCGATGTGCTTGTACGTGAGGGGACCACGTTTTCTCTTGAGTATGCTTACTTAGTTGAAGATGCCAGAGTTGCAATAACATTAAAGGAAAGAATAGCTGAAGGTGCTTACCCCATTGATATTAATACGATGCGCGAACTCACAAAGTACCCCAGCATATATGATGATAACGCGGTTTTTCTTGGCGAATATGACAGACTTTTAAGAAAGCATATCAATACGTTTGATTTTTTATCTGTCTGGAATGAACAGCTAGAAGAACAGGTACGTGAGCCAAATGTTAATAATATAAAGCGGCTGTTTTTTTCATTCGCATCAGAAGATGATAATGATGAATTAGAACAGAAAATCATTAACCTGTGCAGACGGGCAGATGATTCTTGGCGATACAGCTTTGTCCCGCCTGTTGTCGCTCTAATTAATATCGTTGTTGAGGTGAGTGTTGCCAGAGTGTATCAGCCAGATGCCGTAGAAGGTAAAATTAGAGAACTCTTAATTGAACACTACGGAAAGGGTAGTCCGATTAGCAGACATGGAATGTCGGAAATCGGTAATGATCAAGTAGCAACATTATTGCGTAGAAATATAATTGCACTACAGGATACGGGTAGTGATCATTCTGTCCGTGTCAGTGTGCCTACGCCTGTTTTGCCCGAGCATTGGCACTATGTAACAGAAGGAAGCATAAGCGTAAATGTTAGACTCGCTAACTATAATATGAATCAGTGGGGACGCTAATGTGCCTTACGATAATACATCAAGAGAAGAAAAAGAAATAGTTAGAAGCATTTATCCCGACCTGGCTCCATTAAAAAAGTCGTGGGAATGGAATGCTTTTGAGCATGATGTTAAAGAAGTATTCATTGATTTATTTGAAGAATATTTAAGAAAGCAAGAGCGTGAGGCTAATGTTTACGGAATGCCCCATCTTGGTAGTTTTGAACTGGTCAGCAGGCATGTTGAGCGTGATGGCCTTTCATTGCTTAACAATGAAGATGAGCCAGCCATGCGGTATTTGTTTAAAGCATGGAAATCAAGAAACCCCAAACGGGGATTACATTTTCTAAGGACTTATCTTCAATTATTATGGCCTGATTCGTGGGAAGTAGATCAACAATGGCAGGATAAAAATGAACCATACCCAACCGCGTTAAGTCCTGTACGTTATATCCCAACGGCTACTAACGATGATGCCAGCGATACACATTACCTGACATGCAGAATTGTTGCTGCGATTCAATTCAAGGGAACACCTGAAGAGTACGCAAAAATAACACCTGCATTAAGATCAAGCCTTGGTGCGGAATTTCTGTTTGAGTTGCGAACGCTTGTCAAGTTTAACAACCCATTTGGATTATCAAATACATTCGCTTCACAGCGAGTGATTGACCTGTCTGGCAATGTTGGATTTGCAATATCTTCGTACAAGAAAGCACTTAGCTTATCAGTTGCATCTACTGTATCAAGAATAGTTGATATTGAGGGAAGAATAGACTTCTTGCCTGAGCTCTTCGATAACAGATTAGGTATTGCTAACACAGCCAGCTACACACCAATTGTAAACATTAAAGGGGGTATAAAGTGCCCTGAGATTTACTATGATAATCATCTTGGTGTTAGCAACACTCTTTCCTATGGAAAGGTGGTTAGTCTTTCTGGAAGAGTGGGAATCAAATTAGATCCTTATATCAGCAATATAACATTAAATAACTCTTCTATAAGCTCTTCTATTGTCCATTTAAGCGGAAAAAGTAAATTCCCACCTGTTAGAACTTATGAAAACAAGTTTTCCATGTTATCTGGTTCTTTCACAGCAAACAGTGTGGTTAACGCTACGGTAAGATTTGTACCGGGTATTAAAACAAATAGCATATGCTTATCAAGCGCATCTACAGTAACACGAAATGTAAATATTAATGATGTTATTGATAATAAGTTTGATTTTGTCAACCGTACCAACTATTCGACGATATCAGTATCTGGGGCGTTAGAGACCCACTCTATTTTAGATCTAAACCGTGTAATAGAAAATGAATTAAATATTCCTGATTACTGTAGCCTTTCAAATGCAGTAAGCATAAATAGAGTAATTAATCTTAAATCCAAGATCGGAGTTTCTGAATTAAATCTTAATGGAAGCTTGGCAGCAGAAAGCGCAGTAAGTTTTGGAAAAGATATTTCTTTGGATGCCCAAATAGAATTTGGCGGGCTTGATTTTAGCAACACCGGAAAAACATCAAATGTTCTTTCTATTAATTCAAATATAGATATGAATGCCAGATTTATAATGCGCATCAATATGAACAAAGTTGTTGTTCAGGATGCAAGTAGTAATTCCAATGTAGTAACGATAAGGGCAAAGTTTAGAGAACAATAACCATGATTACAGACATTATTACCTATAATTTACGCAAACGTGAGCGTGTCCATTTGGGGCAGGATAGAGCTTATCAAAGCATGAAAAATATCCCTGCTCTGGTCAAAGCCATTAATAGTGGACCAGTACAGGAGCTGGTAAATAAAGGGGATATGATAGGCTACTACACGCACTGGCCAAGAATAAAGTTTGGCATGAGGGCAGAATGCGGTGTTATTGATGGCAAAGTCGTGTGCGCAGAGCCAGCGATAAGAACAACCTACCTAAAGGCTTCAAGAAAAGGCATGATTCGACATAGAGCTGAATTTCTTGATACAGAAGCAGGACGGCTATGTAAGCGTTTGCATCTATCAAAGACTGGAGGATTTTCTTCTGTTATTGATGAGATTACCCCTGATTTTATCGCTTTTGATTATGTCACTGTCCCAAATTTTGACAGCAATCGAGGCTATCAGTACGAGCCGACTCTTGATAGTAGCGTTTATTCCTCTGCGGTAATGGATAGCGTAAACAATGATAAAACCAATATCGAAAAGGAAACCCTTTTAGCTGAGTATAAAAGACAGATCCGCTTGATGGATGCTCTTTTTAAGGGGAAAAAAGACGCGGCATCAAGAATAAAAGAACTGGAAACGGCTCTTGATGATGCCTTAACAACAATTAATAGAATGCAGCAAGAATCAGAGGAGCTTTATTCTATTCTCAGCGATAAGGGATACACGGTAGATTCCATAGGATCTGACTATGTGAGACCATTGATCACAGAAAAAGCCCCAATTGAAAAGTTTGAAAATGCTATTGCAACATTTGACAATGCATCCCTGCCAGGTATTGACATAACCAATAATGAGGAGCCAAAGCCCGATTTAATTGTTCAACCGCTTATGATAGAAGAAATGATCAGAAGGGCTAAATAATGAAAGAACTTGAAAAAGCCCTTGGCGGATACTTACATGCTTACTACAACTCATTAAGCCCAACAACCAGAGCTATGTATGAGTATAAAAAACGAGGCTTATCAAGAAGCATTATGATAGCCCCAGGTCGCATGGTTGATGAAGTCGAAAAACAGTTGGCAAGCTACAGGGAAAACAACAATGATGAAGCAATGGGAAGCATATCTGCACGTCTGCCTATCATTATTATTGCTATATCTAAGGACTACACTCCCTCATCGGCTGATTTTTCTGGGCAGCTCTCCTCACCAACATATATTCAATTGCCTGCTGATGATAAAGATAGAGTCTTTCGGATCAGGCAAATGCTTTCAGAAAGACGCATTCAAATGGCATTTGTTGGCTCCGAGGTTGAGACAATTAGAAGCCTAATGTCTCAATTTGATTTGTTTATTTCGTCTCCATCGAATAGGCGATTCTATTCTAGCTACAGATTTGCTGGGCAAGACATAAAGTTCCCTGTGATGCTCGATGACAATTCAATATTCGGTAAAAATATTGAAACAGATCACAAGAACCTAACCATTCTTACTCTTGATATTACGCTCAAAGAAACAATACCGTTATTTGATGCCCCAGCTGATGATTGTCCTAATGATGGAAAAGGTACGGATGGGGATGTTAATGACCCACATGGATACAGGTTATTAAAAGACATTGTTAGCACTGATGATAGTGTAACCGGATCTAGTATCGTTTCTGCTAAAACCCCTATTATCTGGGATGAAAACACTGAAAACAGCGATGGATACAGTGAAATAAATGGGCTAAATCAAAACGATGAAGTAGAGAAGAAAAGATACCCTGACGAGAAGACTGCAAATACTTTTCTCGATGAAAATGAAGAAGGATAAATATTGAAAATTCAGATACAAAGTTCAATCATGGGTTTCGGTCGCACACCTGTGAGCGTTTATTCTATTTATGATGATGAAATAGATTATCTAATTGTTTCTGCGGAAAAAAACTGGCGACCAACTAGATTTAAGGACTGCGTACTAATATCTGATGAAGAACTTGATGATAGGGACTTCTCTTTCTCTCAGAAAGATGTATCAGATAGCATTAATGCTTATTATGATCAGATGTCTCTATCGCGCATAGAGATACGTGACTCAGTTTCACGATGTAATCCAGACTCTGGCATTGAGTACGATGGACTGAAAGAAGGCGGTAAGATGTTTAGACTTAGTCCGGATATAAACAATTCGCAAGTTGCAGTATTAGCAACCTGCTTGTTTGTAAAAAGAAATAAAAGTATTAATGCGTCAATAGATATGGCAGAAGACATTCTATCAATGATGGATGGAGATGTAGTGTCGATTTAGGAAATTGACCCAAATAAACAAAATATAAATGCATGAAGATACCTACATAAATATACTGATGTAGGATTATTATGGAATCGCAACAGCCGATTATTACAGATGCAGGTAAAGCTGCTCTAATAACAGCAGAAAACGATGGTTTAAAGCTGAAGCTTACTCACATTGGCTTTGGTACATCGAATTTCACGCCCGATGGAACAGAGACAGAAGCCCTTGACGAAATCAAGCGGGTTCCAATTGCGGGTAAGGTGCGATTAAATCAGACCTCATTCCAGATAATGGCGAATGTCAGAGCAGATGAAGGTGATCCACAATGGATTACAAGCATCTACTTTTATGCTGAGAATGATGTGTTGTTTGCATTATACAGCACAGAGGCTGGGAATATATTTTACCTTGCTGATAATAACACCACTACAGTAAACTATGTTCTTGATGTGTCTAGTTTGCCACCTGATCAGGTCACTGTTGTTATTGATGCTGAAGCTGCTGCCAGTTTAAAACTAATTGGTGAGCAGGCTGAAATAATCAAAGCTGAACTCATGGCTGAACTTGCAGTAATGATTCATGGTAAGTTCAAGGAAATAGACCTTGCCAATACATCAAATATACAAAGCATATTAAGAATTGATGACGAGTTAAAAACAAAAGCCAATGCTACAGAATTTGGCATTGTTGCCGCGTATCAGAACTTGGCAGATTCAGCATTCAAACAACAAACGCTTCAAGCAGGTATCCTATCAACACGCCAATATAATTATCACGGTGTAGTTGGTGCAATGCGTCAAGTATGGGATAGAAACTATAATCCAGGCGGTTCACATAACCATCCGAACTACGATAGGATGTCGGGTAACGCAGAAACGACAATGATCACCCCTACTGGTGACTTTCTGCAAATGCGCCACTCTGACTACAGGCACAAACAAGCGATTCAGCATAGTGATTTTCTGAAGACTGAAGATGTCTCTTTGCCAACAGTTTCCAGCTCGGTTTTAAGCGCTGGCAATCTGGATAATGAAATCGCTGCAATGCGCCATTTATATCAAAGATATGCATCTGGGCACTTTCCCAGTGGGTTCAAGTTTGTTCTTACCTATATTGAAACGTGGATTGAACCTTTTACGGGTAATATTGAAGAAACATTTGATAGCTTCAGACATCAAGTGCAGATTAATAATGCAGTTGATCAGTTTAGACTTAATAAAGTCTATGCGGATACAGGGCTAAAAGACCGTTTTGAAAACCTACCCATTAATAAAGTGTTTGTTGCAGGATTAAAAGATAATGGCAAGCCAATACTGGGCGTATTAAAAGGTCGGTTTATTTGTAAAGATCTGGAAGAGCATGGTGATTTGCGTCCGTGGATTGAGAGTGTTGATGATCCAGTAATGGATATTTACCGTGATATTTCTGATGAACGTTTTAAAATTAAGGAAAAGCACAATAGACCAGGCAAGCTAGATCAAATCATGGCAACTGTCGCAGGTCTTGATGGTGATGGAGCTTACTTAGAAGAAATCCATGAGCGGTATGGCATTACAGAACATATTTTTGAATATGGCACAAACAACAAACAAAATGCAGCGTATTATCACCGCTTTGGTAGACAGCGTTCCGATGACGCAAGTAATAGGCGTGACTATAAAGCAGGTTTCAATATTCCAAACTTCTTTAAAGCATTAAATAGTAGAAGCGAGGTATTACCAAGTACATTTGGTGATCATCAATACCGTGTTTCGTGGGCCATGCCATACGAGTTAATCCTTTATCATCCTGCGATGAACTGGAATCCACTTGATCTCACCGTTAACACACAAGAAACAAATAAAAGCGGACGCGGAAGTTCAGTTGATAATCCGTTTAATGGAATTAACCCAAATAGTGTTTGGTATAAAACACCAGATGCATTTTTTACAGGAAATTCAATTTCAGATGTTGCCGATACAGGCTCAGGAGTTAAATGGGTTCGCGGACCAAATAATATTGCGCATCCTATGCGGGCATCGGGCGTCTATATTAAGTTACCCCCCATTGAAGGGGTTGGCACTATTCGGCAGCGTTATCCAATCTATCACCGTCCTCAAGACGGTAGTTATGAGAGTTCACTCGCTAGTGCGTATCATATTAGAAGCCTGAAAATGACAGATAAATTAAACGCTGAAATGACACATATTTTGGCTGATCAAATTAATAACACAGGAGAAACTGTATAATGAGTACACCAGAGGAGCTGTTCAGTGAGAGCATTGATGCTAACCGACAGTTAAAGGAAGTCGTAGAAGCAAAAGTTGATGAATACGATCAAAAAGTATCTGAACTTGATACTTTGGCACATACAAGGCTAGATGAGCAACAAAATCAACTAAATCAGTGGGAGCAAGAAAAAGGTGCATCCCTTGAAAACGAAGTAAAGGCATCTGCTAAAACCTTACTTACTCCAATTACCGCATATTATGATGGCTTAACGCATTCAAAAGAATCAATGGCGATAGAAGCAGACCCAACTGATGCAACACTCAGTCTGTGGAAACCAGTGCCAGATAGTAGTATGTCGTACCACTTCTACCCTACTCCCGGTAAGTTATTGATTGTTAATCAGCGTTATGCGCACTCGGTTACGCCTGGTTATTATGAAAACCCACAATACGATACTGATCATTCGCGGACATATATGCAGTTTGTATATGCAAATGACTCAGCGACTAGCGAGGAAATTAATGAGTTGTTAACTGATGCAAATATCGTTCTACCTTTGTCGGGATCCTGGTCAGATCGGGTTTCTTCATATAATTCAACTGCGGTAAAGGTTGCAGATAAGCATCCATACTCCAGGCTCTTTGTGCGCTTCGTGAATCGCCCTGCAAGACCAGGCGATGAACCACAAGAGATTACTCAGTTTGGTGGTAATTCTTCGTTTTCTATTGATAGCGTCAGGCATTACCAAGAGATTGATTTCCAAGGTTTTTAAAATAAGAGGTTTAAACGATTAAGTATGAATGATCTACCAGATAATAATGAAATCCCATCAGCAGAAGAACAACAGTCTATCCAGCAAAAGATAAATAAAGACCTTGTTCGTTCTAACATTACACGAAACGTAGCTGATGATAAGTCACTACTGGGCACTATTTCTGATGCAGCATCTTATGCCCTGGATGATACAGCAATGGATATTCTTGCTGTAGAAGCTAGCGCAGATAGTAGTTATAAAGCGGCACGAATCAGCCTGTTTGAAGAGCTACATGGCGAAGATAGCTGGCAAACAGCTGTTAATCATGCTCAGGAATGGTTTGATAAGCGAAAAACTAAAGAAATAAAGCTAACGACAGACGTAAAGGGTATTCAGGAAGTATTTGCAGAAGTTGCAACACGCAGTACAGGTGTAGCAATAATACTCGAACAGGCTGCTCAGGCTTAAATCATTAGATCTATTTAAAACAGGTTTAACATTATTAAGAGCACCTGTGTTTTACAGGTGCTATTTTGTTGTGAAAAATGCCAAATTCAAATAATGAAAGCTTCGGTCAAATAGTTGAGCAGATTGAAACACTGCAAAACCAGCAACAAAAGTTAAGCAGCGGGTTATCTGCTATTCAGGCTCAGTATGAGCAAATAAAGCTATCTAATTCAGGTTCAGGACAGGAGACGATAAATAACAATACGCCTCCTCGTGGTTTTTTTGGCTCTCAGGATATTGCTAGTAAAGCCCCAGTTCTAGCAATAGAACAGCAAAATGCTGTCATGAAGTTTTATCTGCTTGTCAGGCAATTTGTTCTAGATGCAAAGCCTTGGACGCAAGTAATTAGATACCAGACAAAGGTTGATGAGCGTTATGATATGACGCTTGTTTCTCAGCGCGTATACGGTCATCGAGAAGAGTTCATCGCTGTTCAAGCATCTGCAAATCTGGACTCAACTGAGCAGTTTTTAGAAGAACAACTGCTTATACTTCCATTTCCCGAGGATCTAAACGAGATTAAAGTTAGGGCAGGATATGTAAATATTGATATTCGCAGGTCGCATCATCAGCATATAAATATATGAACACCCTTCAACGAGCCAAACAGCTAGAAAAAATAATAAAACTAAGTGGTTCCGCATCGGAGTCTCAAAGACTATTTAGAGATGAGAAAGCAAGAAGGAAAGGTGCTTCACATAAGATTTTAGAGCCGGGGGATGTTGGTGGAGAGTATGATCTCTCAAGAGAACTGGAAACAACACTCAATGGTGAATTAAGACCTTTAACTCATCAAGACCTGGCACAATTTAGACGTAGAGTTGGTGTTTTAAGGTCAAAAGTTACCAAAAACAAAATTCAAGGCGGAATCAGAGCGCAACAGGTTATTCACATGGCTACCCCAAGCCCTGGAATGACAGGATTTAAAAAAGAAGGTACAGGGATTCCCACGGATATTGACAGAGCCAACAAAGAGATTCATATGGCTGTTTTGGCAAGAGCGAACAAAGGAGTTTTAAGTTTTATTACTAATGCTGGTCCTGATTCAAAAGACACGAGGCATCATGTTAATGTTCAACTTATGAGCTTTAGCAAGGCGGTCTCAATGCCGAGAACAGGAAAGTCAGGTCTTTTAAAAGTAGCTAGGTTTGTTGCTAATGAGCCTTTAAGGTTTGATTGTGATTGTGGTCGCCATACGTTCTGGTTTCGTTATATTGCATCTATTGGTGGGTGGAATTATGGAAGAAATGAAACTGGATACCCTAAGATAAGAAATCCAAAGTTAATAGGCGTGGCATGTAAGCATGTATTAAGAGTAATGCGTGAACTTGTTAGTAGTCACAATATCCATAATCAAATTGGGCGAATGATTGAATCGGATAGATCAATTAGATTCAAACAGGAAGAAGCGAATAGAATTGCAAAATCACAGAGAAAACAGAAGAAACAGCTTTCCCCTTCTCGTTCTAAGCTCGAAGCTAAGAAGCTACTAAAAAAGATACATGACAA